CCAACCCTTCCAAATATAATCGAAGAATTTTGTAGCTAAATGTGGTTTCCCTAATCTTTTTGCAATAGTAGTTGCAACTCTCCAATAGGCATCTTTTGGTTTTTCACCAACTAACAAATAACCTTTAGATATTGTCTTTACATAAATTTCTGTGTTTCCCCAACTTGGGAAATCAACATCGAGCTCCCAACCGAGTTCTTCTCCGTAATTCTTCATATTTCATTAAAATTTTTACTAATTAAAAAATGTCATCCCAATTTTCCCCTTCTCCCGCTTTACTATAATCAGTTGGTCTGATTGCGAAGAAGTCGGTGTGTGTAACACCCCCCGTGAGATGATAAAACCAATCTAATTCAGACGCTTTCTTTTCGTTGAATTTAAAGGTTCCTTCATAACCAAGTTCAACTAATTTTTCATTAATTCTTTTGGTTATAAATTCTTTGAGGTCTGATGCTTTGAGATTTTCTAAATCGCCCATCTCAAAAATCTTATCAATAAATTTGTATTCAAGTTCTTGAATTAATTTAGCCGCATTATATATGTCTTCTCTCGCCTCTTCCAATAATTCGGGATATTCCATACACATATGTCTAAACAATTGACAACCCATTTTAGAATGTAAAGATTCATCTCTTACACTCCACTTCATTTGTTGTCCAATTCCTTTCAATAGATTTCTCATTTGGAAAGAATACAACACAGCGAATGACGAATATAATGCAACACCTTCAGCAAACGCTGAAAATATTGCCAAACTTTTTCCAACTTCAACTCTGGCTTTGTGATTCTTTTTTAAATCTTGTGGTGTCCAATCTGCTGTGGTGTTTGTTAATAATTCAAAACGTTCTTTCATTGTTTCATCATGTAAAAACCCTTCGAAATCCTCCAATCCCAATGTTTCATTTAAGTATGAATAAGCAATAGAGTGAATTGTTTCTTGTGAACCAAACGCCATAGCCATTTGACGGATTTCATGTTTTGGAAACCATTTGGTAACCATTCCTGTCCAATAATCTGAAACTGCACATTCTGTTTGTGCAAACCCTAAAAGAATATTACCAACTAAGTGTTTTTCCGAAGGTGATAAATTTTCATTCCAATCCTTAACATCTCCCTGCATTGGAATTTCAGTATGTAACCAAAATGCCTGCATTTGTTTTAACCAACCTTCATTGTAATATTCTGGATATTCAAATGGTTTAAACGGTATTCTATCTGTGAATAATTTACTCATATCATTATTAATTTTGAACTTTTGTTTTTCTTTCTTGTGATTTCTTAAATACTTCCGCCGCTCTATTTGCTCTCTTTTCTTCTTGTTGATGTTCATGACCAAGAAGTGTATTTTGAGATTCTGTATCGATAACTAAAAATTGATTATCAAATTTACAGTTCTGCCAAATGATGCCATCCTTACCAACACGTGATTTTAACAATGTTAAAGTTGCTAAATTATTCTCCTTTTGTTCTAGTGTCTTACCAATTGAAAGGATAATGTGTGCAATTTGTGCCTTTTTAATTGAACCACCCATTTGGTCACCTGTTACAACTTCTGATGAAATTGATTCACGGTTACCTTGAGTTGCAGTCCAAATTGCAATATCAAATTCAGATGTCATAGCTTCTAAACTTCTCATTATTGAACCTTCTCCTTTCCATTCTTCACCATTTACACTTCTTTCAGGTGAAATACAATCAACATAATCAATAACAACCAAATCAGGTTTAAAACCTTCTGAAATCATTTTTCTAATCTTAGATTTAATTTCAGAAATAGTGATACTATCACTTGGGAGTTTGGACAATTTTAAAGAACCGTTTGATCTCTCTTGTTGTTCTCTCACTAAAGCCAAAACTTCTTCCTTAAATTCGGGTTGTTCGTCTGGTGCAACTCCTGACCAAATAGTGTAATGTTTTCTTTTAATTTGTCCTTCATTATCTTCAAAAAATATTTGAAGAACATTAAAACCATCGTTATAAGCGGTATTTGCAAATTTTGTAAGTAAAGTTGTTTTACCCGTTCCGGTTGGGGCTAATACGACACCTAATTCTCCTCTACCAAGACCACCTTTTAAAACATTATCTAAACCAACAATACCGGTCCTAATTGGTAATCTGTAATCCTTTTCAAGTGCATCATCCATATTATGAAAGACATCCGTAATCATGTCATTCATGATACCTACTTGTAACGCTTTTTGGATTATTTGTTCAATCTTATTATAAGATTCAAATTCCCCACTTTCGATAATTGATGAGATACTCTTAATCTCTTTTTTAAGGTTTTGTTGTTTACAAAAATTCAATGCTTTGTCTTTAACAAATTCATTGTTTTTTTCTAAATTTTTAATTGCCTCGAGTGTGTCTATATGAGGTCTATTAATGTCTTTATTACCACCTTCAGAAATAATTTTTTGTGCTAATGTATCGTAATTTGGAATTTTACTATATGATTTATGAAGTTCTTTGATATTCTCCATAATGAATTTAAAGGAGTTATTATCAAAATACTTACTTTCTAAAACATCTACAATTGTATCCCCAAATTTTTTATCTTCAATGATAGATTTAATAAGTTGCTGTTGAAATGTGTGACCTAGATAACCAAAATTTTTTTCTTCTGATGACATAAATTTATATAATTTTATAGTTGATAATTCAAGTATGTGGTTTCCAATTCTTTTGAGGACAATATGTCAGTTAAATCTGACAAAATTCTCTTAAGTTTTGGGCGAATATCTACCGTATATCTAACCTTTGGGTGGAAGTAATATGCGGGGAATATTCTTGAAATAAATACATCTTCATTAAGCTTAATTTCGATTAAAAACTCCTCTTTTTTGTCCTCTTCACCATCTTCCACATTCTCCAAATTCAGAAAATAATTTTGATTTTCACATAGATAATCGGAAGTTTTATTTTTCAAATCTTCACTAATTTCTTCAGAAATATTTTTTACATAATAGTGTAAATCCATTGATCTTCTTGCTTGTGGATTGTGACCTTTTACATTAAAAAATCTCTGACAAACAATATTGCCATCCAGCGTTAACAAAAATTCAAATTTTGTGATTTCTTGTTGATTACTCATAACTTTTAATTTTAATTGTTTTTTTATTTTTTTCTTTTATTGTTAATCTTAAAAATGGATTTAAAAATTTAGTCCATGCGTCGTCTGATTTAGGTAATAGATTGAAGATTCCGTCCTCCATCATCATTTTCATAGTGTTTTTGTATGATCTACCTTCGGGGTCAAGAGTATCGTTTATTAACGAATTAATTGTCTCTTTTGCCTCATCTGTAAGAAATGGTTCATCTAAACTTACAATCTTCTTGTTTATGTGGAAGAATTCCTCACCGAATACACCATGTTTTGTAACACCTGTAAGGATGTTCTTGTATAACCAGTTATTTTTATCCCCTTCAAGTAATAGATTTGTTCTCTCTATCACTTCTTCAAGTCTAACAGGTCTATCTTTAATTTCAGGGAATAAGGTAAGTAGTCTTTTTAAACCCATACTTTTAATTCCCGATATATTATCGGATGGGTCACCACATAACATTTTAACTAATTTGACATTATCAATATGGATAGTTTCGTGATTATAAACGATACTATCATTTACCTTATAAAGTTTACCATGAGAAGGATTGTAAATCTGAGTTTTCTCAGATACAAGTTGTGTTAAATCTCCGTCAGATGAATATATGATTTTGTTTTCTGTTTGGGAATTTTGAACATAATATGCAATACAGTCATCAGTTTCGCAGAATTCAAACTCACCTTGTCTCACATAAAGTTCTTCAAGATATTGTTTAATTCTACCTCTTTGGTAATTGTAGTTGTCAAGTTCCTCTTCGGTTCTAACTCTATTTCTCCTATTTTCTTTATATAGGTGATATATTTGTTTCCTTTGTGAAGAACCGTTTTCTCCGTCCCAAAAAACAACTATTTTGTCTAGATGGTATATCTCAAACGTTCTTCTAAGAGTATTGATAAAATGATATATTCCTCCAATATGTTTCCCCTTATAGAAATGATTTTTGAGACCAAAGAAACCAATCGTGAGTAAATTATCTCCATCTACTAATAAAACAGACATTAAAATTTATTATCATTATACTATTCATCCTCAGTTACAACTTCAATATCCATTGCGTCTGTAACGTTAACGCCTAACATTTTACTAATATAATCTCCATGTTCTGATTTGTAAAGTTCAATGCTTTTCTTTTCTTCAACATCGTCTCTACCCTTCATAAAATCATGTGCAGTAACTAAAATTCTACCATCTTCATAACCTAAACCATTTACGTGGTTTTTCATGATAGATATTTTTGTTCTTGTTGCAATTTTAACTTTTCTCTTATCTTTAGTGATTGAGATTTTAGTGGTTCCTGCACCCTTTTGGTTACCAAATAAAAACACCAAAGTTGAGTTTAACCAAATGGCTTCACCACCTTTTGCTTTGATTTTTGGTTGTCCAAATGGATTATCAGGTAATTCCACCCAAGGTTGGTTAACTATAATTAACGAATTGGTATATTGTTTGTCTGAACGACGAGAACCTGAAATTCTCTGATTCAAACCCATACCAATTTTATCTGCTAAAACTGATGCATTATGTTGTTTACCACCTTTACCGTCATAGGTCATTTTACATGGAACTGAACCTACAGAATCCCATAAGAAAAGAATATCGTGTGGAATTTCCCCTTTCTCTTGTGCGTCCAATACTTCATTAATGAAATCTGTAATTTGCTCGATATATTCAAAATCACTATTGAACAAATAGAAATCATCTTCTTTATTGAAACCCATTAATTCGGCGTGGTCCCAACTCCATTTTTGTTCTGTAATAATAAAAACAGGAAGAATACCTTTCTTTTGTGCATCTACTGCCGCTTTTACC